AAGAAGTTGAAAAGGCTTCTGGACAGGCAATCTGGATGAAGAGATTTGTTGCTGAAGGTTCTGGGTTGGATTCTGGACCAATACCAGAGTCTATGAGGGAGCGTCCTGCTCCAGAAGGTGGAGTTTACCCAGCCAACCGCTACAACAAGCCTGCACCACGATGAACAACGACGACCAATCGTTTCGGGCGGTAATATCGGACTTTAAGGCTGGAGGTTGGGTAGTAATCATACTTGGAGCGATGGGAGCGTTTGTTAAGTTAGTAATCACTAACGAGAAGTATCAAGCGTTTGTTTGGGGCCGGAAGATATTTGCAGGTGCTTGCGTTGGAGTTTTGACATACTGTGCCTTGTATTACGTTGATATAATGCCTATCTATAAAGGTATCCTATATTCAATCTCTGGTGCTGTATCAAGTGAACTATTTGACATTGTTAGGTCTAGACTTATAAAGGAAGAAACTAAATAACATGGGACTATTTGATTCAATATTTGGTAAGGATGAACCGCCAACTACACCTTCTGCAAAAGGAACAGAAAAGCCAGCAACGCTAACTCCTGTTAATCCTAGTGCTATTAACACTCCTCCTGTTACATTGGCTACACCTGCAGTTCCAGCAAAAGTTCCTAAAACTCACTTTGAAATGGCTGGTCCATTTATACAAAGAAAAGAAGGATTTGCTCCAGAAGCACATTTAGACACAAATGGTAAATATGTAATTGGTTTTGGACAGCAATCAATTGATGGAAAACCAGTTACAAAAGGAATGAAAATTACAAAACAAGAAGCAGAAATAGCATTTAAAGCAGAGTATGATAGAAGAGAAGCAATATTAAATAAATATCCAAATACTAAAAACATGACACCTGGATTAAAGGCAAGAACTATGGAAGGTATTTGGAATGGAGACCCAACTCAAATTGAGAGATGGCCTAAAACTAAAGCAATTTTATCATCAACAGACCCAGCGGAATTAAAAAAACTTGATGCTGAACTTTTGACAATTCGCAAAGGAAGAATAAACGGAGAACTTGTTGTCATTCCTGCCTTAGAAAAACGACGAAAAGAAGCACAAGAAGAACTTAAAGACGAATGATTAAGTATATCTGCATTGCTGGGTTTATACTGTCAATGGCTGGTTGTGCAACTGCACCAGAGCCTACCTTGGTGGTCTTGGACAACAAGGAGAAGGACGTATACATCAACCGAGTGGAGCAGGTCATTTCTGACGCTGGGGCTGGCATACAAGCCGTCTTGGAGGTCACCCCTAGGGATTCCATCGCCTATGCCGTCCTAGAGGCTCAGGGGGTCAGGCTTGGGGGCATAAAGCCCCCCACAATTCCAAAATTGGCTGAACAAAGAGCGATTGTCGCGAACAAGGATGTCAAGTCCGCCGAAAAAGACAAAGTTGAAGCCCAGAAGATTGACGAGGAAACCAGTGCTCTTTGGGAGAGGGTTGAGACCCTTGACGGAGAACTTGCCATAGCAAATGCCGCAAAAGAACTTGCAATCGAAGAGAAGGCTAGGGCTGTCAAGGAACGAATACTCTTTATGATAACTTCTGTAGGTCTTCTTATTGCTACGATTGGTGTAATGGTAGTAGCGTTCACTACAAAGAAGATTGGAGGGTCCGTGTTGATTATATCTGGGTTTCTCGCAGTATCGTGTGCGTGGATATTTGATAGTCAATGGTTTCATTGGATTGCCGGTATTGGTATTGGTTTTATAGTTGGTGATATAGTATTTATTGTGATTAAGAAAACAATCGACTTTCTACGGACGAAAAGAACTGGACAAAATGAAAATGATGGGCAGACTAAATAATTGAAGGCACTTGGTCTTGCAGAGGATGTTGTTCATGTGTTTCGTTGTTTCCGTTGGGTGCTAAGTGCTTTTAATGGTTTCATCGTCACTACTGCAAGGGCGATGTTACCTCCCTTTTATTTGGAATCGGCATCACGAATGCCAAAGGTATTGTTAATAACGAACTTGAACTGGTCTGATGCGAAATGGCGAATAGTGCCGTCTTTGTCTAGGACAACAGCGAACACATCGTTAGAGAATGTCCCTCCGTCACGGACATAGATTACCATACCATACCCTAGCGGTGTCTCGACTGGCATAGGGTTGCGGAACTCGTGTATCACGACTGCTTGCCCTCCTTGGCGGCGAGCCACGCTTCCGCTTCTTCACAAAGTTCATCGTTATCCCAACGCTTCTGAAAGAAGTTAAGGCGAGTTTGCATCGCATCCCCCGCCTTGGTCAGACGCTCTTTATCTTCAAGGCATCGCAACCAGCGAGCGTTATCCGTCTCGGCTTCAATACGCCAATAATTAACTTGATGTTCCAGTCGCTCGACCTCGGCTTTGAGGCGGGCGTTCTCGTGTTCGCTCATTTTAGTTTGAAGTGAGGAACTGGACGAACAAGCGTTTTGCTTACATATGTGTTAAACTTTTTAACAATTATAGCACCCACCTTTATTTCTTTTCGTAGTTTCTTACTAGTATATGATAGAGACTTATTCCACTCTGTTGATAGTTGCTGTGTAGTAAACCACCCAAGGGGGATTTGGTCTGGCGGATTCTTTGGTGTGTTTAAGGCTTTGATTAGGTTTTTGATTGTTGTTTTCATTTTACGTTTTGTTTGGAAAGTCCGTTGTCGCATACCCATCGACATACAGTTGAGTGACTTGTTTTAAGTTCCTTTGCAATGTCTTTATAAAGCATTCCTTTAGCAAGCATTTTAGGGATAAGGTTTATCCATTCCTTTTTATTATAGAAGGGACAAGGTTGATAGTTGTATGGCGTTATGTCTAGTATTTGTAAATACTTACGCATAGTCGGCTCAGACACCGCCAGACGAGCACACATATCTGGAATGTTGAAACGTTCCTTCTCGTTCATATCACGGATGAACTGTTCGTTTTCAGATACAAAATCTGCTACACGCTTCGTCATACGGATACCTTTGAAGACGACCATAGTTTGATTAGTTTGTCGTTTGAATTTCTTCATTTACGCTTTTTAAGTTCGTCGTTTGAATAAGTCCATTCTTTTCCAGAGGTCTTACCGTCCTTTGACAGTATGGTTACATATGACTTGAGTTCGTTTATGGTCATTGATTCAAAGACCTTTCGGTCTGCAAACTCCCATTCTGATATAAGACTTGGAAACCCGTATCGTCGTTTAAGACCAGCAAGCGAGTTATGGTTAACCTTGTAAAAAGCACCCGCTTGCTTTGCAGTCATACCTTTTACAAGTGCCTGTCGATATATTACTTTAAGGTTCTGTGATTTCATTTTGCCTTGTGCTTCCAAGTGCGGATTTCGTTAGTCCAAATCCACCCGTCATTGAAGCGGTGGGCTTGCCAGACCTTCCATTCATTACCTTCGATGACTCCGTATGTCCAGCCTAGACCCCACATAGAGGTAGCCAGTCGGTTCTTGGCATAGTCCATCTCGTCTTTCTTACACATACAGCCACCAGAAAAGCCTACGACCCCTCCGTGACGCTTTGCATTGGTCTGCTGGATGCTATGGATGTGACCCATAATAACAGCACCGCCAACCTCTCCGTAGTGGATAGCGTGTTCCTGCACAGCACGGACACCACAAGTGTAGCCGTGCACAGCCGTAATAGGACCGATTCGATAATAGCCTTTATCCGCGTGATATGGTAAGATACTTTTGCAACCATTGCGACGAAGTATTGATTTAATCTTAACGTCTAAATCACCAGCATAGTCACGAATAGCACCTATGCTACTTCCAACTTGCAACTGATGCAAGCGGTCTTCGTGATTACCATATAGAAATGCCGTAGGCTTCATTGCTTCGATAAACTCGACTCCGCATTCAATATCGTCAACCAACGATTCGTGCGATTCGCTATCCGCAGAGGATACACCTCGGCGTAATGAACGGAAGTCGAAGCAATCTCCAAGGTGAATGCGATGCTGTGGCTTAAAGTCCTTAATGAACTCTTTTAATCCTGCAAATGCCATAGGGTCACACATATCACCGTGGTTATCTCCTACACAAAGGAAAGTCTTATATTTACTCATTGGGCGTTAGTATTAAACCAGTCAAGCCATTGCTTCTTAGCCATCTTATGTTGAACTCGATACAGTTCAGTATTGGTAATGGATTCGGATGCGTCCTTATGTGGCTCTGGAAGGATAAATGCAAAGGCAACGGCACACTCCTTGAGTTTCTTGAATGAATCCTCAAGTTTTTCGTTTTGCTCGTATAACTTCTTATACATTTCGGAGATTTGACGACGCTCGTTTTCCTTAACGGAGGCAAGCATCTTCATATCAAGAAGTTCTTCGGTTTGTTCTACTGTCAATCCTAGCGACATTGCCGCTACTTTAATTGAACTATTTTGTTTTTTACTCATCGTTGGTTTCGTCGGTTTCTTTAGCGTCTTTGGTTAAGTCTGGGTGAATGCGTTGACCGCACTTAGGACAGTATTCGCAGGTATAACCGATGAATTCTTTGCAATCTCCATCAGCATAGGTGACATACATATACGGACCAAATATTCGTGGATTGAATTTTTCAATGTGTCGGCAATCTCGTTTGCTCATTTTGGTTATGAAAGTAGCCCTGCTAGGAATCGAACCTAGATAACTCGCTTAGAAGGCGAGTGTTCTATCCATTGAACTACAGGGCTATTTCAAGTGTTAGTTAGAAGGGTATTGCGTCCTCAGAGGGTTCATCATTCTCGCCATCGGACTCGGAGTTCTTGAGAACCCAGAGTGCTTGTGCGGATGACTTGAGTGTCAAATCCTTAATACCAACCTTGCCCGTCTTTTCCCACGGCTTCGGTTCCCAAGTGTTAGCCCAGTAATTCAAGTCATTGGGGGCTAGGTCTTGCAGGGCAGTTCCCTTTGCCTTACCGAATGGAACTGGCAATGAGAAGTCAACATCGCTAGACGATGCTACAGGAGCATTGTTGGTTGCAATCAACTTCTTAGGAGCAATAGCCTTGTAGGTAGCCTTTACAGCAGGAGCAGATGCAACAGTTGCATTAGCATCATCATCATCAGTAGCAATACCAGCAACAGCGGCGATAGAGTAACGGCGAAGGTAAGAGTAGATAGAACCAGCCTCCTGTGCTTTGATTCCAGCAGTTACTGGGATGCTTGCTTCGAACTCCATCGAGCCACCTTGATTATGGATAACCTTTGTGGTAATGCCAATAGAGCCGTTATGACCAGTAGGGCATTGAATGATAGCCAGTCCGTGCTTTGCAAAGATTGGCTTAACGAGGGCAAGGTGTGCGTTAAGGGACGCATAATTGCTCTTGTGGAACGGATTAACGCTATCTGCGTGGACTTCTGGAGTCTCTGCGATTGCATCAACAAGTGCCTTTTGTAAGGCGTTTTGTTGCTTAACCAATGTGAGTGAATAGGTGTCGAGTGTGTTTTCTAATGACATATTATGTATGGGTGAGAAGTTAGGTATGGGTATAATTTGAATAAGGTCAAGGGGTATTTTCGTCTTTTTTCGTTGCCCCCACGCAATCAAAGAAGTCTTTGAAGCGACCAATGAGTGCCTTGCCGAGTTCAACATCATCGAATCGGTCAAGCAATCCAGACGACGTAAAATTAGTCGTAATGATGGTTGGACGCTGGTTGATGGTTCGCTCGTCAATAACGGCAAACAAGTCACAGGCGATGCGGGCGGTCATCTTCTCCTTGCCCAAGTCATCAATGAATAGGAATGGGACATTAATCATATTCGTGACTAACTGGTTGTGGTTAAACTTGGCGAAGCCCTCCTCGATGTTCTGTTCGAACTTACGCATCGTGTTGAATTGCTGACGCTTGTAGTTAGCCTTCCAGTAGCGACGAGACACTTCCCACGCCGCACGAGACTTACCTAAGCGGGTAGTGCCGTGAAGCAACAGAGAACGCTTACCCCACGAAGCCCAGTTTGTAGCCACATCACGCATCTTGGGACAGGGGATTTTATCTGCTACTGTATCTTGAAACACTACTGGCATACCAATGGGTTCGTGTGCCCAAGTTAAGCGACTATAGCGAGAGTCATTCTCCCAAGTATATTGGTCCTTACAGGCGTAACAAAACCAGTCGGGCCAGATAATCTTACTGCCGTCCGTCATTGGCACTTTAAACGCCCCACAGGAGCATTTAGAAGGATTCGTGGTCACTTTCTGTGAGGGGCTTGGTCGGTTGCTTGGAACGATAGGAGTTTCCCCCGCTAGGAGGGAAGATACCAAGCCATCCATTTCGGATGCTGAGAATAATGGATTGTGTTGCGTCATTTTCGTTTAGGTTGGATAGGAATTCAATTTGTTGTTTGATTGTTGTTGGTGTTAGTGGTTTCTTGCGTTCGTTGCGGTATTGCATCCAGTCGTTCCAGACTTTGCCGAAGGCTTCTGAATGAGGAACAGGTTGAAGGAGCAAACCCTTTGTATCTATATTACTATGTTTATCTTTAGTCTTATATGGTGCTAGTTTTCCGGCGGGGGGGCGATTGTTTTCTGGCGGGGGGGCGATTGTTTTCTGCTGGGGGGGTAGGAAGGATGCCGAGGAACAAGTGCGGATGGTTCGAGTGCCACATTCGTTGATTACTCGGTGAATATAATTCTTCTTCACCAAGTCTCCGATAGACGCACGAACCGATGATTCAGACAGTCCTAGCATATTTCCAATGTATTCATTGCTCGCAAAGCAACCCTTGTCGTTGTCAAGCGACTGGATAATTGCGAAGATAATCTTGCCAGACGCAGAAATGTCTGCGTCCAGCAAAACTTCACGAGGGATGAATACCCCTGCAAACATTGGTTTATTGTCGCTCATTCAACAATGATAGGCGAACTCTCGGCAGGAAGTCCAGCGTAGATTCCAGTTTCTTTGGCGTTCTGCATACGCACCAACTCAACATCTACAACCTGCTGAACCTCATCAATACGCCATTGAGGTAATTCGTAGAAACCAATCGAGTAAGGCTCTTTCTTCTCGATGAAGGCAAACAGGAACTTGGGCTTCGTGCCACTTACGATTTCAACACCCTTCTGGTAGAAGAAGGCTTGCACGTCGTAACCCTTCGAATAAATCTCAGACTTAACGGTTCGCTTAGTAGGAGTGTCGTTGATAGTCTTCCAGTCGATGATTACGTTTTGGCTGGCGTTGTAGAAATCCAAGCGACCCTTAATCTTAACGCCAAGATATTCACACTCAAAACCTGCTTCTACGTAAAGATTATCATTCCAGTCATTGCGTAATTTCCAGAACTGATTCTCACGGACACGGCTCATCATACCATCAACCATTGCAACTTCTTCTTGGAACAGGAAGTTATCTTGCTTTGCATTCAAGCCAGAAGTGAATTCAGTCCAAGCAAGTTTACCAGCAGTCGTTCGGCGGTCAACATCTGGAGCGAACATATAACGCTGTGGGAAAATGTCTGGTTCAAGGATTGCCATATGAACGGCAGTCCCGATACGGAACGCATCGCCAACCTTTTCGTCTGCCTTGCCGTCAATCCAAGTCTTGTAGTGAAGCGGGCTTACCAGAAACTTCTTGAGGGACGAGGCGTTGATGCCAGTCCATCCGTCATACATTGTTTGACCGATTTTATTAACTAACTGTCCTGTTTTGATGTGCATATGTGGTGTGGGTGAAAGCACAGTATCCACATAATGAAGGGCTGGTCAAGGGGCAATCTGCTTTAATTTTATCAAGATTTTCGGAGTGCTGGAATGCTTCTTGGAAGTCGTCTTTAGGCAGATGATAGAGTCATCCACTAGGAATCCTTCGTCCGTAAGTGAATCGAGGACAACCTTTTCCATATTATCTAAGTCAGGGCGAGTAGTCTTCCATTCCTCCTTTAACAAATATTTTTGAGGAGTGCTTTTATTCCAAGGAAACTTAAACTCTATGTTTACTTCAGTTGGACAATCCCAGGGCTTTGCCGGTCTATGCTTTCTAATCTTTAACTTAAACTCTTCAATCCATTCTTTAATGGCACTCTTAGCAAACTTACCTACAAACATCTGACCAGATTTACGTCTCATTATTCGTAAAGATGATTGATGTGTAGCCTTGGTGGGAATGATATTGACATCTATTATGATTTCGTCCATATTATGCAACTACACCAATATTTATGGATTATCAAGCAAATAGCGAATCACTTAACGACCCGACGAAGAATATTCCTAAGCCAGTAAGAAAGATAGCAGAAAAACTTTTACAAGAAGGAACGAGTTGTGAAGAAACAGCAAAACTAGTATCTATCAGAAAGTCAACTATTGTTTCCGTAAGACAACAAATGGAGGCTGACGGAAAACTTGAACTCGGTGCGTGGAAGCGTGAAGTGGCTGGGCTTCTGGGAGACTTTGTTCTCAAGGGGGCTACCAGACTATCAGAACAAGCGGAAAACATCCCTATAGGGCAACTGCCTATGGCTATCGCTATCGCCATCGACAAGGTTAGAGACTTGGCTGACGCTCCAACAGTCCGTATCGAGGCTCGCCTAAAGATTACGCAGGATGAACTTAATCGTGCTTTCGACATTGACACGACCGAGATTATAGGCAAAGTCGTAGATGCCAACCCAATACCAAATAACGAAAATGACCCAAAACACCAGCAATAACGTATCATTATCAGGCCCGCTTGTCGTGCGTATACTTGATGAAGCAAATGGATGCCTCGATGAAAATCGAGCCGAGATTACCCGCCTAAACTCAATTAACGAAGGGTTGAAGGACGCTCTCAATAAGGCAACGATTAAGGTTTCGGTGCAAGAAACCCTCTGGGTCACCTCCCAGAAGGTTCTCGGCGAGCAACTAGAGACCATTAACCATCTAAACGCACAAGTTGAATTCTTTAAACAAGAGTTCGAGGATGCATCCAATCAGCACTTGCAGTCGCTGTATGTTCTACAGGCTTTAAAAAAGAGCCTTGAAAATATGGTTGACTCTATCCACAAAGTAGAAAATAAGTAACTCTCCCTATGACTAATAACAGCAACGAACAGGACGGCATTCCTTCCTGCATTTTCACCAGCAACATTCTCGTTGAGAAAGAACCCATCGGTATTATCCAGATGATTAACCAAGGAGCGATTAGCCGTTTTGAAGCGTGGCAAGTCCTTCAGTTGATTCATCAAGATGAAATCAAATGCGGTCTTCCTCAGTATGGAGTGCTTACTGTATTCTCTCTCGCAAAGGATGTTAAGCAATTCCAAGAAATGTTTGAGCAGGGATGCGATATGCTTCGTGACGCTGGCATCATTGATGATGAATTTGAAAAGGCTACATTCGAAGCAATGAACAAAATCATTGCCAAGCAAAAGAAAATGAATGTGATTTCACCCCTTGACAAGAAGCCCAAGAAAGGCAAACTCAAGAAGTCCAAGAACAACCCTTCCACTAAAAAGAACAACTAATATGACCAAATCAATCAGCCCAGAAACCAAGTCTTCGCCTATGTTCGCATACGCAAAGATTAATAACTTAAACAATCGTGAAGCAACCCGTTTCGCAGAACTGTTTGTAGACACGCTAGACTTCGAAACCTTATGCAAGTCGCCAAAGGGACAACTAAAGTTGTCTTCTTATCGAGCATTCTGCCGTGAACCTAATATTGATAAAAATCAATATTATTATGTAACGACAGGTGTAGCAGAACCAGAAGCACGTCCTTCTCGCTCACAACTCGTGATGGCTTATGAGAAGCAACGCAAGGCATACCTCAAGATAAAGGAATTGCGAGCAATCAAGCCGACTGAAGTAGATGAGATTATGTCAAATGCTAATCCATATGAATTGTCTATTCCAGCCGGTCTGACTTATCGCACCGCAGTCTTGCAGGAAATCCTACGATACATCAGCACGACAAAGTAATCAAATTTCTGCTTGCTAGTTCGGAGATAGCGAGCATTCTTTTATTTCGTAACGAACCGCACCTTGAAACTGCGGTTGACTGACGAGAGGGTTCTTGGACTCGATGAGTCAAGGACGAAAGTGGCACTAAGCCAGCCCTCTTTTTAGTTTTCCTTTCTACCAATAATACAACACTATGAGTAACGAAGAATTGCCAGAAGACCAGTTTTATGAAACCGAAAACATTGCTTTTAAAGAAGTTCTTGTAAAGTATTTCGGCGGAGAAGTTCCTACCGAAAAGGCTCGCAAGAGTGCTTTCAAGTTATTGTTTGATACTACTGTCTTTAACGCTCCAACCGAAACTAGCGACCCGCTTGATGGTATGAACCCAACGGAACGCCAAGAGTGGATGGATTTTAACTCCTACTAATCAACAACCAATAACGAACACAATGAGCAACCAACCCGTCGAGTGGGCTTACAACAACCTCACTATCAGCACAATCAATAACGAGAAGAAGGACGCACTAGACTTATTCTACCTGCAAGAAGAACTGGTAGACTTAGATGACAAATCTAAGTTAACATTCTTTACGCACTCTCCTATCCCAATTATGTTGATTGAGACTGCTGGTGAGAATGATGAATTCACTATGAGTCAGAACATTGAGATGACTGGATACGCTACCCTGCACGAATATACAATTAAGAACTGGGGCTGTCCTACTGATGCAATTGATGTTGAGTTCAGCCAAATCAATGAATACGCACTCAACTATGAGTTCCGCACACGCTCCTGTTCCCCATTGAAATGGATGAAGGAAGTCTCCGAGCAATACCCAACCTTAATGTTTGAGATGGAAGGCACTAATGAGTTTGAACTCTGGGATGAGTTTAATATGGTTCTTATTGATGGCAAAGAAGTCGTGATGGAATATAAGAAGAAGCAACGCTAATTTACACCCGCATCGTGTAATGGTAGCACGGAAGGTTTTGGTCCTTCTAGTCTAGGTTCGAGTCCTAGTGCGGGTATGTTCTTTCACATCAGAGGGTTGGCAGAGTGGTCTATTGCGTCAGTCTTGAAAACTGAAGTGGGTAACACCACCATCCGTTCAAATCGGATACCCTCTACTTTTCGGGCGTGTAACTCAGCGGTTAGAGTGGAGTCTTTATAAGGCTTAAGTCGGGGGTTCGATTCCCCTCACGCCCATACTTTCACGGCAGTAACTCAACTGGTAGAGTATCTGCTTTCCAAGCAGGATGTTGCGGGTTCGACCCCCGCTTGCCGTAATTTGCATCTGTAATTCAATGGTAGAATACCTGTTTTGTAAACAGGCTGTTGTCGGTTCAAGTCCGTCCAGATGCTCACTTTACCAAATAGATTCATTCAAATCAAAACTGTAACGCTATTATACATTACATTTACCAAATAGATTCTACCAAATCAAAACTGTAACGCTATTAATAGTAGACTGACCCCTGGCCCACCAGCGGACGCGGAAAAAATAAAAGTCAGAAAAATACAAAACACACCAAACACCGGCTGCTACTAATCAGTATCTGACCGAAATACAACTATTCCAAACAACTGCAAATATGTAAAACGCTGTAAACTTAAAGAAGAGTGATTGCTACCTGATTGAAATTGCCTAGTTAAGTTTTACCTACGTCAACAATACATTTACTGTATGTTCTAGACTTGTTGTGAATTATATAATTACGTCGATTTACGTTTACTGCATTTAGTATTTTTGATTATTCAGTTGTTATATAATATTACTATTAACAATAGAGTCCATCTATCTATGTCCATTTAGTCAAATGATGGCTTGCGGTATTCAATACACTTGATACTATTACATCTATGAGTCCTAGTAGTGCAACTATACAAAGCAACAGTTCAATTAACTCGATTGATCGAACTATGCTATTGATTGTAACAGTCGTTGCATAGCACCACTAGTATTCATACAACAAAACAATAAACATATGTGTAAGATGATTGCAATTAGCCGTATTGCTACTAAAAATAGCAAACAGGCATCAGCACTAGTGCTGAAAATGTCCCTATTACTAGGGGCATCACAAAAAGATGGATTCGGTTATTCTATTAAACATCAAGGCGGTCAATACACGGAACGGTATCTTTCACCAGATGCTGTTGCTGGTATGGGCACTCTTAAAGAGAGCGTTGATATGCTTAAGACGAATATCAAAACGAAACTAGTCGAAGGAATCGACTTTGATGTGAATGGTAGCAAACCTAAAAAGGGTGCAATTCACGGTTCTATTATTGCTCACGGCCGAACTGCTACTTGCAGTAAGACTATTGAGAACACTCATCCATTCACTGGTTCTAACGAACACGGGACTTATACGATTGCACATAATGGTGTAGTCGAGTGGTCTGGTGTAAAACTACCATTACATACTACCTGCGATTCGGAGCATATCCTTAATTGCTTCCTTCACCTTAACGGCGAGCAATCCTTTAAAGATGGTCTTGCTGGTTATGCTGCAGTTGTAGGATTTGATTCAATCGGTAATATGTTCGTATTACGAGATAACCGAGCACCACTATATATGTCGTATATCGTCGAATTAGACAGTTACGTCATTTGCACAGATAAGACGCATTGTTCCGAATTGACCAAGATGTTGTGCGACTTTAATTCGATCAAAAATCCTAATGTATCAACTCCAATGATGCTAGCGGACTATGTAAAGCACGTGTTTCAAGCAAATGGTGAAGTCACCTCATCGGAGTTTCCCAAGTTCAATAGTGCTATGTCTTATGCTAGCACCGCTAGTGTTTACCGGAGTCTTGGTAGTGCTGGTGCTAGTGGTTATACTGGTGGTTATAGCGGTGGTTATTCACCAGGAACATACAAGTCCTATGTTCCATATACTCCTCCTACTCCTATCACCCCTGCTACTCCTAGCACTCCTGCTAAAGAACCAGAAGAAGTAGTCACAGAATCCGAGAAAGCGATGTTAGACGCTTATCACAAGCGTTCGATGGAACAGTCGAAAAAGAATAGTCGTAAGCAAACCAAGGCTTGGAAGGATTCCGACTGGGGCTACTAATCATTAGGTTTGATCAAAATCCTTCAATTCATCAATTACCATAGTTCAAAAACAGAACTAAATTGAGTTTTAAGGCATCCCTAGTAATAGGGATGTAAAACTTTCCCCCCTTTCCTATGAATCCGGATAATCCTACAATCAGTAGCGACCCGAGTGAAGTAGTAAAAACCAAAAAACAAGAAAACATGAGTCAAGTAGTTAGTAATAATGACAAGAAGGAACAACTCCTTCTTTCCAATAACCCCACGCTTAAGAAGAAACAGTTGGAAGTGTTCAGTATGTTGGTTACTAATACTCGTATTGGTCGCCAATTCCGCACGAAAGAAGAAGGACTAGCGGAAACGGTTTTCGTCTGGAACTCGAGTCCAGAGTGTGTTCGGAATAATCCGACCCTCATTAAGATGGTAGTAATGGGAAGCCAGTATTACGAGTATGACCAATGTGCAGACATTACTATGCCTACTATTGTTAGCCGAGTTAACATTCTGCTACGTATGGAGAAGATTAAGTTAACTGGTAAGAAAACTAGTAACTTCCTTACTTGGCTTGGTAAGAATCATCAAATCGTAGCAAATACGTATGTCTACAGTCCGCAGGGATTGATTGATTGCTTGGAATCTGCTATTTATACGGATGAGATGGGCAATACAATCCATCAAGACTGCAAGTTTACTAGTGATAGTGATAAGTTGACTGCTATTAATATGCACAACGACACTATTACTGTGGCTCGCTGGTTCGCTCGAATCCATATTCGTCGCAGTCGTCGTAAGGCTAGTTTCCTAGCAAACGGAGCAAATCAGTCTTTGCCTCAACGCTTCAATCGTATAATTGAGAATATCGTGCAAACCCGTCCGCACAACTGGATGCGTAGTCTTAATAGTCATAGCCTTGCTATTGCTAATCGACTCCGACCATCTGGTGAATGCCTAGGAATCGAGTTAGAGTTTGTTGCTACTCGTGGTAGTGATATCACGAATTGGGATTCAGATGGATTCCCTCATCACCCGTGGTTACAGTTTAAGGGTGATGGTTCGATTCGTAGTAATCAAACAAACGAGTCGTTAGCACATTACCAGGAATTGACGTGGTTCATCAACGGCTCTAGTCCGAAGGATTGGAAGTCAATGCAGGAAGTGTTAAAGACTATGACTGATAACGGTGCTAAGGTTAATAACACTTGTGGGAGTCACGTTCATATTGATATGCGTCATCGCACGAGTCAGTCGGCTTTACGCACCGCTACTAAACTGCGTGATGCTATTAATGGTTGGGCACATCGAACTGTGTCTTTCACCCGTTCCCACAATCACTACTGTGGCATTGACCGCGACCATCACGGTAATCGCTATACTGCTGTCAATACCCAATGCCTAACGGAGCATAATACTGTAGAAGTCCGACTAGGTATGCCAACACTCAACTTCCACAAGTTGAAGTATTGGTGTGCCTTGATGCAATACTTGGCTAAACCTTATACTAGTGTTGCTACATTCGAGGACTTCATGCAGTCCGATGCTCCGTTTGACTTGAAGCATTACGTCATTCAACGCATCCTTAAGTTCCAACCAACCTATGTAGCAGCATCATTGCCTGTATTGAAAGATTTCGATACTTATGCGATTGCTGTTATGTCACAAGAAGGGACTATCGAATAATCCTACGGGTGTGGGTAGTCATCAATTCCGGTGACTACCCTAATCCCTCAAAACTATCAAGACTATGAAGACTCGGACTAAAGTTCAATATGTTCCTACCGTATTGCTAGACAATGTGTTAGCAATCAAACTCAAGCAACACAAGAAAAAGAAGAAAAATATCAATATTAGCCGAGCCAGCAGTTCTCATAAAGTTGTAATCTATAAGATGATATCAACTGAGGAATGGAAGAAAAAAGAGGATGCTCGTATTGCTAAGGAAGCAAAACTAAAAGAATCTTCCGAAAAGCCTAAATTAGAGAGTTCTATCTATGCTATGTGTCAATCCGTTGGGTTATTCAAGCGAACACCTCAATCCCGTAAGGAGAAGCGATTGCAGTATAACGAGTATTACTTCTTAAATAAAGAACGCTTGCAACTCGCTCAAGCCAAGTATCGCCAGCGTTGCAAGGACGGGTTGATTGTTCGTAAACCTAAAATCCCACCAACCGATGCAAACGCATAAGCCTGTTGTTGACAGTAATCAGCACGTGATAGATTACCAGCGTTACTGGCATAATATTCACTACATATTCACACAATACGAGCATTCCCACTACGACAGTTGGTTTGACTAATCCTGGTAATAGTGGGAATCAACAGAGTGCTTCGGCACTCTTTTTTGTGCCTATCTATCAACGCTGGTATTCCTATCAACACACCTATCTGTCAATTTACGCAGTTCCAACAGACGAAACCAAAGGTTGAGTCAATACACCAATACCTATTGACTAATCAGATTGAATAGACTAATTACAACTAGTAACGCTAATACTAATAAGGGTAATTTAATGGAACGGGGGTTATTAGGGGGTATGAAACTAATCTTGTCAAGCAAATAATGGTTTTGAAAACACGATTGTTTGATAGTTCTAATAGTCGTAACGCTTTAATACTAGTAACGCTAGTAATGATCGGATTATTGGAATAAATGAATAGTAGTAATGCTTTAATACTAGTAACGCTATTAATACGTGTTCAATCGGATAGATTGATAGTTGTAATAGTAGTAACGCTATAATAGTGGTAACGCTATTAATATGTGTGTGGTTGGATTATTGGATAGTTGGGTCGCACCGCCGGTAGAAACCGCGCGAAGCCAGGTTGATCAAAATCCCCGGGTGCTAGTGCCGCCAGTAAAACAGGCACAAAAAAGCCCCCATCGCTGGGGGCTTGTCCTCACTTCACCTATTATGCGGATTCGCCAGTGTCCTCTTTCGTGCGAACCTCGGGTTCTAACTCGCAACCTAACTCGCCGACCGCATCAGTGACGGACTGGACGGAATCGGAATCCGCTTTCCAGTATACGACAGCAGGAGTCCACTGACCCTTGCAGTCGTCGATGTCCTCGAATCTGACGAGGATGATGGCGAGAACCTTACCACCAATCACTACCCGCCCACGCAGTGCCTTTTTGCCCATCCCCTTATCTTGGTAGAGGTTGACTGCCTCTACGAGTGCTACCTGCTCGGGGTTCGACTGCTTTGCCTTTGCCAGTCGATACTCCTCGAACGTCATAACTGACTTTTTGGGGTTCGCCATCGGATTTTGGTGTCTCCATTTACTGGGCTTCAATCACTACTCGGCTCGGGTCAACTGACCCTTACTGATTCCGCTTTCGTTCGCTCTAGGCGTTCTACTCGGCTGGAACCCCCGCAGTTGGCGAGGAGTGATTAACTAGACCCTATCAATGAACAACACCACCATACAATCCGAACCTAGCGGGTATGACGATGCCTAATTTCAGTTATTTTTACCCCCCCTTCCAGTCCAGTCAAACCCCAGTTTAGGGTGTCAATCGAAACACCCCATTTGACCCCTTCAAATGCCCCCTAGGAGGCGTTTTGATTCTCGGGTCATACCATTACCCCATCTAGCCTGTTTTGGGTGTCAAAACCGATGCCCGAAACCCCAGTTTAGAACAATTCTAACTGGCGGGGCGGGGGGCGACCAGAGCCGGTAGCCGAGCCAGCCGCAAATCATCTTCACTTGCATAATTTATTGTAAAAAGGTTGACACATTGCGTATATTAGGGGTCTGTAATCTACGCATGACCCCCCGCCAGTTTTCTGGCACCCCCCCCACCTATTTTCTGGCGGCCCCCCCGCCAGTTTTCTAGCACCATATAAGACTAGAGTATATAAATAGATTATTAGATACAGGCGGTGAATTAAATCGACATATTAAAAGTGATGTGTAGATTAGGAATCCATGTTCAAAGAAAAGCACATCATTGCCGAGTATCCGTTCACCAAAACCGAGTTAGTTGCTTATCGGGCTTCTGACAAGTATAAGGAGGGGGTTGACTGGATAAAGGAGGAGGATAAAACGTTTCGACGTGGGGCGTTCTGTTGGACGATGAAAGGGATGATAGCCTTGTTAGCGTCAAAAGGTCTGGAAGCACCCAAGGTAGAGGCGGAAGCGGTAACTCCAGTTGCTTACCCCACCCCCGATTCCCCTGTGGTGGCGGAGAAGGTTGTTTCTGTTCCTAAGTCAATAGGAATTGTCAAGCGTATCTACCCTAACCGCAGATTGATAGATTGCGAGATACGAGGGCAAAAGCACCGAGTAAAGGTCTGGGATAACCGATTTATGAAACTTGGGACATTCATAGATATCATTGAAAACCCGAGTGGGTATGTCAGCACCGCAAGATTCGATGTCCGAGGAAGACCACATGGCGAAAAAAAAATCTCGTAAAAACGCAGTTCTAACTGCTCACGCAGAAGAACAGATGGAGGCTTATGCCAAGGCTTTTCTGACTAATCTGGAGCATTACGGGGCTAGCGGAGTGCTCTTTATTAAGATACCAGATGCAGATGAGAACATCTTTGTCTTCTCTGCTAGCGACGAACAAGTTGAGTATGTCAAGTTACTGAAGGAGTGTGGCAAGGTTTCCGAGGTTGCAGTCAAGGCGTTACTTGACAAGAAGGAATAAACATTTACATTGCTTGATACTACTATGAAGAACTCAGAAAAGGCACAGAGTGATGCTAAGAAGCACAAGGCTGCTGAACAAAAGGTTGGCAATTCTAAGATGGCAATGATTGAAGGTAAGATGCACGGCAAGATTTCCGGTCCTAGAGGCAAGAATTACAAGGGTAGATAAACCAATATGGAAGAAGGACCACCCAGAGGAAACCCCCTGCTAGAATGGCAGGACTATATGGCTGCTCGTAGGTATGGTGCTGAACAGGCTAAACTAGATGTTATTCATAAATCAGGACTAGGAAATGAATATAGGGTTAGAAGTCTTGTAAATGCTTATGGAGAAATGGTTAATTATGTTCCTAAAACTCCGCCAGCATTTTTTGATGGAGTGTATACAAATTACGACATAAATACTGCTCCATTGGCTAGTGTTCAAGACCCTAATTATTGGCAGCAACACGCCTTACAACACAGTCAACGAGCAGACCAATATAATTGGATGTTTAAAAAACTCTCAGAACCAAAAAACGGAGCATTAAATACTTCACAGGATGCCTTAGAATCTCTTGCGAAAGAATGGAAAACAAGAAATAATCTTGCTACTAATTCTAAAATAAGACAAGACATTGCTCAAGAGGCTTATAGTAGGCAGGTTTATATTAAACAAATGAGGGACGGAACAATAGGTGTTCAAGACACTTTACCAGTTAAGGCTACAGCAGAATTAGCAGAACAAGCAGCAAGAGATTATGAGTTTGCAAGTCCTAAAAATAAATATAATGCTCACCTTAACTTAAATAAATACCTTGGAGACTGGAATGAACTTGCAGGTAAACTTGGTGTAGGCATTAACAAAGGTGGCTACTTGCTATCCAACGCTGTTGGAAATATTCCAATGATTGCAGACGCAGGAAGACTTATGGGTGGTGGAGGTATTGGAATAAGCCCAGATGGTCTTCCAATGATTCAAAGCAAATCCGAAATGCAACAGGATGCTGGTATCCCAGAAGAACTTAGAGGCTCATTCCGAATTTCAACCGACGAAGAAATGGCTGCTTGGAGAAAAGACCTTGAAAAACAAGATGCTGAAAACAAAAGACTTGAAGAAGTTGGTAAAGTTTTACTTGCAAAGCAGGAAAAAAAGAAAATGAATAATGCCATTGATGCGGGTGCTGAGATGATGAACAAACTATCTACTAACGAAAACTGGAGCAAGATACTTGGATTCTAAAGAATGAGCACCATTCTTGACAAGATGAGTGAGCACCCGTTGCTAATAAAGCCAACGGAGGAGCAACTCAAGACTATGATTGAGCGTGATGGCACAGAAAAGGTTGCTGAACTCATACAATTACGAGAAGACAAAATTAACGCCGAGAAGGAAGACCCCTATCGCCACGGATACGAGCCGTTCCATTGGAAAGACGCAGATGAGATTTTGCAAAACAAGGAAGAACTGTTAATTCTTGGTGGAAATCGTGCAGGAAAGACTGAATATGCGGCTAAAAGAGCCATTTTTACGCTTTGTAACAAGCCTAATTCGATAGTTTGGTGTATCCACACTACTTCTCAGTCATCTATTCAGATGCAACAGAATGTTATTTGGAAATATATCCCGTCCGAATACAAAACAATGAAGAAGGGACGTATTACAAATATCCAATACAGTCTAAAGAACGGATTTTCTCATAATTCCTTTGTGTTTCCTAACGGAAGCCAATGTATTTTTATGAATTACGCACAGGACAAGGTTGTCATTGAAGGCGGAGAGCCAGACTTCATTTGGTGCGACGAACTTGTGCCCCTTGACTGGGTTCAAACCCTCAGATACCGCATTCTTACCAGAAGAGGTAGGTTGTTAATAACTTTCACTCCTATCGGGGGTTTCTCTCAAGTAGTCAAGGAGTATGTCAATGGCTGTAGGTTTACCAAAACCAAGAAAGCCGAGATACTTCCTCAGAACTTGATACACGTTGCTGGTTGTCCAAAGGGGCATATGCCTTATTTGGCTGAAGGTCGTTCAAAAACCTCTGGTATAATCTGGTTTCACTCAAAATTCAATGTTTACTCACCATTTGACCAGATGGTGAAGCAATTAGATAACAAAACCGACTATGAAAAGAAAATCCGAGCGTATGGGTGGGCACAAGCCCTCGTCGGTTCGCAATTCCCGATGTTCGGTGAAACGCACATCATCTCGGAAGATAAAATCCCCCAAGAAGGCACGAACTATATGTCGTGCGACCCAGCGGGGGCGAGAAACTGGTTTATGCTCTGGTGCAAAGTCACGAAAGAAGGGGACTACTACATATACAGGGAATTCCCGGACGAGACTTACGGCGAGTGGGCACTTCCTGACTCTAAAGCAGATGGTAGAGAAGGCCCTGCACAGCGTTCGAGTGCTGGTCGCGGTATTGATGAGTATAAAGGACTTATTCGAGGCTTTGAGGGAGGAGAAGAAGAAATAGAGGAGCGTTACATTGACCCTCGTGCTGGTGCTACTCAAGCAATCGGTAAGGATGGTGGAGTTACGCTTATCAACTTACTTGATGACGGAGAAGACCCAATGTATTTCAAGCCATCCGCAGGTATCAAGATTGACCAAGGTGTGTCAATCATAAATGACTGGTTATACTTTGACCAAAGCCAGCCTATCACATATATAAACAAACCTAAGTTGTTTATCTCCGACAAGTGTCAAAACCTAATTTACTCAATGCGAGAGTGGACTGGAAGCGACGGAGACAAGGGTGCTTCTAAAGACCCTATTGACGCATTGAGATATATTGTGGTTATGAACCCAGTATATGAAGATTCTAACTCATATAAGCCTCTTGGCGGAGGTTCTTATTGATTTTTCCATAACTATTGATAAACAACTACCATGTCCGAACAATTTTGGCTTAACGGCACAGACAAAATCGCCCAATCAAGCGATACCCCAGATATAGAATACTTAAATGACGAACTTAATCGCTCTATGTTTTATGGTGGTAATATGTCTCGACTCACAACTTCTGACGACCAGAGAATGTGTCGCTGGGAAGGTCAGTCGGATGATGGACGAAAGCACGAAGATGCTCTGGGCTTTGAGCCTTTTCCTTTCGAGGGTGCTTCCGATGTAAGAGTAAGACTTATTGACGACGTTATCAATCAACTGGTTGTCTTATTGATGACCTCTTGGACAAGAGCCAACATCAAGGTGTCGGGGATAGAAGTAAATGACGCAGAGCAATCATCTGCAGCCCAGACATTAATGATTTGGGTCGTTAATAACAAGATTCGTGCTGAACTTGAAAGAGAAGCAGAACTCTGGATTCAATACACAATGCAATTTGGCTGGTCGGCAGTTCACATTGGATGGAATAGAGTCATCTCAAAGAAGAATGACATAATCAGAATGGAAGACCTTGCCCAAGCCGCAATGCAAGGCAATGGTATGTTGGCTACTGCGATGCAACAGATTCAAGCAGACCCAGACACGGACTTGGGTGTAATGATGATTCAACAGTCCTTGATGTGCACGGAAAAGGATGCCAAGACCATCTGCAAAAACCTTAATAGGCAAGGATGGTCTGAATACGAACAGCCCTACATCTCACTAAACTTGCCGGTGGTAGCAGCACTTAAGCCGTTTGACGAGATTGCCTTCCCTCCAGAGACAGTTGATATCCAAGACGCTAGAGTTATCTTTAAGAGAACATTTATGTCCGAGGTTCAGATGCGAACCATTGGTAGAACAGAAGGTTGGGACGAAGACTTTATGGAACAGGCGGTAAATACCGCTGGAAAGACTGGGTATTTGCAAGATTCTAATTTAATTCCGCTTATCAACACAGTTCCCAATGCTATTGAAAAAGCCAATAATCTCATTGAGATTGTTTACTCCTATGCTCGACAACTAGATAAGGCTGGTAACTCCGCTATCTATTATACTGTGTTCTGCCCGATGGTTGAAGAGCATCTCTTTGGTAAGCACGAAATCCTAGAATACGCTCACGGACAATATCCGTTTGTTGAGTTCAGAAGAGAAAGACTTAGACGCTCAATCGTCGAGTCAAGGGGCATCCCAGAGGTGCTATATACAGAGCAAGAAGAATTGAAGGCACAGAAAGATGCCATCAGAGATAGAACAGCACTTGAGGTTAGCCCTCCCCTTATGGTCAAGAAGCGTTTGGCTTCTCAGACAAGAATTGGTCCTGGACAGTTGCTACCTGTTAACTCACCAGATGAATACCAGTATTTGAGTGGTCCAAGTGGAACGCCCGCTACTGCTTTCAGTTTGATGGAACGTATTGAACTCAAGGTTGCACAGCAGTTTGGTCTATACCATCCGCAGGTCGTGCCTACGCACACGCAGATGACACAGCAGTTTGCTGTGAATAACTTCTTCAATGCTTGGAGTTCGGTCTACAAGCAGGTGTTCTCGCTTTGCATCCAGTTTATGTTACCAGACGAAATTACCAGAGTTACTGGAGTTCCTATTACGGCTACATTTATGGAAAACCATCACCAGTTCGACTTTATGGTGAAATTCGATATTCGCGAACACGATACAGATTTTGTCCTTGAGAAGTTAAAGACCATTAACCAGTTTATTCTTCCAATGGACTCGACTGGGACAATTGACCGTTCTAAGTTAATAGTTAAATTGGTTCAAGCCGTTGCTCCAGAAACCGCACACGACATTCTGGTTGACCAGAAGACCGCTACACAGAAGCAATACAAGGAAGTCCAAAACGACCTTGCCTTGATGATGTTGGGTCTTGAGGCTCAATATACAGAGAATGACCCTATTGCTGGACAGAAGTTGCAAGCGATGCAGGATATTATGTCAAAGAACCCCAAGGCACAGCAAGCGTCACAGTCTGACCCTGTATTCCAAGCCCTGTTCCAGAACTACTCAAAGAACCTACAAATGTCAATAACCCAACAGCAGAACGCCCAAATTGGAAGAACCGGCGTTTCTCCAGTAGGTAACAAGTTCGCTCAACAAGCACAAAGCGGTGAGCAGCAAGAACTTGCAGAACCTACCGATATGCAACAGGCTATTAATCCTGTTGGAATTGGACCTCAATAATTGATGCGAACACAAAAAGAAGAAGAACAAAAGAAGAAGATTCAAAACTCTCTTTTATTTCACCAAAACGACGTTTGGGATACTATCCTCTACATCCTTGATGAAACAATCAAGCAGGAGTCAAGTCTTGCTATAAATCAAAACATTGAAGAGGAAAAACGAAGCCATCAGGCTGGACGAGCAGATGGAATTGTTTACTTTAAGGAACTCATTGAAGATACAAGAGCAATGGCTCTGAAGTTGAAAGACCGAGAAGGTTCTTGACAAAACTGAATCAATGGTTAACTTATCAAATTAAGTTTCTGCGAACTCTAAACGCTGACTGATGACTACACAAAATGCCGATAACGGAGAGGCACTAAATCCCGTGGAAAGTGATATCGGAATCACTCAAAATGATAGCCCACTCTCAGCACAACTGAGAAACATCCTGTTCTCCGACGGACAAGATGAAGGTCAGCCAGAACCTCTAGGAGAAGAAGGCGAAGTCCAGACTGAGGAAAGGGGTGAAGAAGTTGATACACTAGATGACGGTCTAGTTGAGGATACAGAAAACACTACCGAGGCCCAAGATGGCGAAGAAGTTCTTTCACAAGTAGAGACGGAAGAAACCGCTGAACAAACAGGTGTTCAGAAGCGTATCGACAAACTGACGGCATTGCGTAAGACGGCTGAAGAGCAGGTTGAATCAATGAAGCAGGAAGTTGATAAGTATAAGTTACAGATTGCGGAGTTTGAACAGAATAGCGATAGAGTGCAGCCTACGGCTGATAGCCCTTTTGCAGACCTCACATCACACGATGCAATCAAGAACGAATACGAGCAAGCGAGACAAATCAGATACAAGTGCGAAGCCAATCCCGAAGGCTTTGAAATGGGTGATACATACTTCAATGCCGAACAGGTTAGAAATATGAAACTCAATGCACTACAGGCTATGGAAGTTCACCTTCCTAAACAGGTTGAGTTTGTAAAGGCAAGAGAGCAATGGAAACCCGTTGCTTACGAAAGTTACCCTTGGTTGAAAAACAAGGAATCTACCGAATACAAGTTAGCCCAGCAAGTTCTGAAGACATTCCCGCAGTTTAAACGCTTCCCAGACTTTGAGTTGTTCATTGGAGACTATGTTAGAGGCTACACCTCTAGAACTAGTCAAATTGCTAAGAAAGGTGTCCCTATCAAGGGAACGCAACAATTGGCAGTAAAACCGTCCTCAGCAAATACACAATCAAGCAGAAGTGATACTACTGCGAGGAGTGTTGAATCTCGATTCGCAAGAAACGGGAACCGTGATGACTTAAAGACGATAGTGTCAAAATACCTCTAACCTCTAATATACATATACTACTATGGCTATGCTCACAGAACGCAACCTTTCACAAGCCAATAAACTTGGTCGTCGTGAAGAGATTGCTAACCTAATTTCCCTCGTTGACGCGAAGGATACCCCACTTACCTCAATGGCTAAGAAGGGTTCACAACCTCAACAGACCCTGTTCCGCTGGCAGGTGGACTCGCTCCCCGACCCGGTTACGACTGGAACTGTTGATGGCACGGACGTTGCCGCTGGCGACTTCGAAAACTATGTCAAGGAAGGTGCGACTCAATACCGCAACGAACTTGCCGCCCACATTCAGATTTTCCGCAGAAAGACCAGAGTCTCAAAACTCACTCAGTCTTCTGTTACGAACATTGCTGGTGTTAAGGACGAACTCGCAAACAATGTCGCTAAGGCAATTACGCTTCTGAAGCGTGACATGGAAAAGACCTTTGGTTCTGCCAATGGTTCTCAAACCGATAACGGAACAGTTCCTTACCTCACCCGTGGTCTGGACAAGTGGCTTGTTAAGGCTGCTGATAAGGATACCCACGCCGCTACGCTTGTTCCAGATGCCTTCTGTCTGCCTTACAATGCTGGTGATGCTACCTCCTCGTCTGTCACGACTGGTGCTGTTGGTGACCTTACTGAACTGCAAGTTCAGAATGTGCTTACATCCATCTACAAGCAGACTGGTCAGTTCAAGACCTACGACTTGCTTTGCGGTCCTCTCCTGAAGAGAGCGTTCACAAATCTTGTCTATACAACAAAGGAAGTTGCTGGCACAGCGGCTGCTCCTCTCACATCACAATCCCAGAGAAACTACAATAGAGATGCGTCTGATTCGTCATACCAGTCTTCTATCGACTTGTTCGAAGGTGACTTTGGTGGTCTGAGACTGCATCCTTCGCTGTTCCTCAAGAATCACACAGTCGGTTATGTCATCCCGTTTGACATGGTTGAAGTTCGCTATGGTGGCAATGTCGCCGAAGTGACTGCTCTCCCTGACAATGGTGGTGGTCCTGCCAGACTTATCGAAGCCGTTGCTGGCCTCGTTGTTCATAACCCTCTTGCCTTCGGCAAGTTGGACCTCACATAAGCGAGGTGTCGGACTTTATCCAAAGTCTGGCTGACGTTATTCCCTCCCATCTCCGCAAGGAGGTGGAGAGGGAACTTCGTTTCGGTTGGAATCAGCAAGCGATTAAAGCCCAAACAGAAGCCAAACAATTGGCTATCTTTGGTCACGCTAACGAAGCCAAAGCCATTGATGGCGTTGGCGAAATGGTTGCCAGAATTCCCAGAAGTGCATTCCACTATTGGGGGCAACGCCTCGGCTATGAATGCTGGGAAGACAAACAATTCAGAAATGAGTTCATTCGGGACAACCCAGAAGTTGCTGTCCGCAATCGAATGAAACGCACCTGTGTCAATGGATACAGCGGTCTATTTGATTCTTCTGGAACACTTACAAAATGAGAACAGTTGATTTTGAAACAGTCCTTGCCCAATCAATGCAATTGACTGGACTTGACAGGCATAATGTTACAACTCAATCATTCTCTCAGATAAGAGATTTTGCTAATAACCGCATCCAGTTTGCTTGGGAGCACGATGCTTGGCCTGACCTTATCAGAAGCACACTTTTTCCAGTTGTTAATTCTGGGGATTTGCATTACGTTGTAATCCCTACGGGTAATTTAATTACAAACTCGGAAGGCACATTTAAGATTGATATCGGCACTATTATGCAGGTCACCCTTGAAGACCCTAGAATTAAGGGTAAGGTAAAGGAAATTGGCTTTAGTTTTGACGAATATGAAACCCTTGTTGATGGAGAAGTTTACAATACTGTCAGACGTATCATCATTGATATTGCTGACGCTACTGAGGTTTATTTGACATATAGACTTAACTGTCCAGAGTTCGTAGGCGAACTGTATGACTCAACAATCACCTACAGACCGGGACAGACTGTTTACTGGGCATACCTTGCCGACAACTACTTTGCACCTACTACTGGTGCTCTCTACGCAGGGAAAAAGGGTAACTTCTGGAAGTGCCTAGTAGAGACTAACACTAAGCCTAACATCAATGGTAATAGCGAGCCACTTGGAACTGATAAGTGGGAGAAGGTAAAGATTCCTGCTATGTTTGGTCAGTATCTTATAAAGGGTATTCACGCGGATTGGCTTAGGTCTGAAATGCAACTTGACTTTGGCGACAGGGTTAATGCAGAAGCCAATGCATTGCTTGACATGGAAGTTAATAAGGCTATTGTCCAGCAAGGCATTCAACCAAGAATGAAATTTAATCAAATATACTAATACAATGTCTCACATTAATATCTCAACCCCATTTAGTAGAAAGTTTGTTCACGCTGACTTTACGGCTGGACTTACTGCTGCAAACCTAGTTGCTTCTTCCGTTCCCGGCGAAAGAAGAATTAGCACACTTATTCAAAACAAGTCTGCTACAGCAACAATTACACTTATATTAAATGATACTGGGTCTGTTGGGATTACCCTTCCGCCAGCAACTTTATTTTCAATTGATAACTATGCTGGAACGATTAGAATTTCTGCAGATGCAGCCTCTACTCCTATTCACATTGCATATTCTATTGTATAAGCAAATTTGTTAGAATCATACTTAATAATTTATGTCCATCCAAATCAGCCCAAATCTTCCTGCAAATGTAGTTGAGATTGGCAATGAGATTACTCAAGCCAAAGTTGATGAAATTAATGCTGGCACACTAGCCCTTCAAACTTGGGTTAGCGATGACTATTTGGCTAAAACTGGTGGAGAAATGACTGGTGGTATTGTCTTTGATGCAGTAGGCCAGCAGAACATTAGCAAGGGCACATTTGATAACAGTCTTGGGGGTTACAATGGCATCAGCCTTACTTGTGCTGTGGGCTATGAGTTAAACTGGCAGGGCGGTCACTTGGGTAATTGGTATAGTGGGGCCTATAATTTAATTACAATCGATAGCCCAGTTCACATTACGCATATCGATGGTTTAACTGTCGAAAGCGGAATGACTGTTAATGGTCCAATCATTAGCGATGAGTCTGCGACCTCGGGTTTCACGACTACCCTTAATGGAATCGGCCTTCAAATGGGAGGCGGTCAATACATCTCCCAAGAGGAGACACTTGTCTACGGGTTCAATGTTCAACTACCAGTCAGCGGCTCGATTACTTTTGGTGACTCGACTACGCAATCCTCGGCTGGAGTCTCAAGCGACAAGGCTATTGCCAACGCCTTTGCCGCTTCAATGTGGTATGCGTGGGACGGCTATGACAATGCTAGGAATGGTGTCGTAAATACTAATTACATTGGCGGGAGTTTTTTAAGTGCTGGCATTAGCGATGGCACAACCTTTGCGGCTGGCTTCCCTGCGACAAATGCAACCCTCGACACGGGCAGTTATTGGTATGTCAGTATCAACGGCACTCTTTCGGACCTCTTTATCTATAGCCCCTAACCCTATGTTTACATTCCTACTACTCCTTATAACCCACAGTATCTTCCTTATTGGAGGAATTTGGATTGGATACAAGAATTCCAACTCCTCAAAGGTTCAAAAGGCTAAGACTCTGCTGGAAGAAATCAGCGGTAAGTAATGGCTGGACAGGCACAACAGGCTGGAAGTTACCTTGTTGATGGTGACCAAGGCTTCTTAGGGTTCAACTCCAAGGATAATCCGCAGTCTTTGAAGGAAGGGACTCTCTCGTTGTGTCAGAACTTCAGACTTAACAGGGGTATTGCCGAGTCCAGAAAAGGGCTTCAGAAACTTACCCCTGCCGGTGTTGACAATGTTCCATTAAGATATGTAACTACATTTAAGACTACTGCGGGGGTTGACCTTGTTGTTTTAATTGCACAAACTGGTCTTTATTACTTCAACACAGTTACTTCAACCAGAACTGGCCCTATTGCGTTCCCTGGAACGGAAGAAATCCTATCTACTGACGAAGTAGGTGCATATCAAGCGGGTGGAAGTTTGTATATATTAAGAGGTCTTTCAAAGATTCCTTTGAAGTGGGTTGATGGTGGGGGAAGTATTATAACTGTTCCTCAATCTTCCGCAACTGATATGCCCAATGGCATACAGGGTATATACATTGGCAATAGGGGTGTAATTCAGAGTTCTTCTGACGAGATAAGCGTATCTCATTACTTAGACCAGACAACATTTTCATTAATGGACGTGTTTAAGATTAACGATGGGTCTAATGAATCTATCGTTGCTATAGCACCTTGGGTGTTGAATGAGTTTGTGGTATTTATGCGTAATCGTATGTATTATGCTTCTGTTGGGGCTGGTGCTTATGCTGCAGGAGATGCCCCAGTAGCCGCAGACTCATATGTCAAAGTTCTAGCCACGGATATCGGTTGCGTGGCAAGGGGGTCAATAGCCCAAGCCGCGGGTGGTATGATGTTCCTTGCTGACGGAGGGGTATATATGCTCACTCCACAGGCTGCAACGACTCCTGAGGGTATGCGGGCGGGTGTATTGGGTGAGCCATTGAGTGCACCAATCGACGATATAATCCAGAGAATAAACCAGAACGACGTATCTAAGGCAGTCGGTATTTACTTCAACAACAGATACTATCTGTCAATACCGGTAGATGGTAGTGCGTATAACAACGTAGTAATTATATTTAACTTTATTAACAAGCAATGGGAGTCCATTGACACATTCCAGTCTGGTATGGATGTGTCGTTTATGGTTACTGGCATTTACAATGGTAAGAGAAGGCTCTTCTTTGTAGATGAAGAATTTGGTATCTTCCTTGCTGAAGAATTGCTTGATGGTGACCACTACGACAACAGCACTTTAAATAATGTGCTTCCTCTTGAGTTGCCATTCCTTCTATATGACCCATTAGACCCTGATGCGTTTACCAGATTCAAGATTGACAGTAAACTGATTACTCGTTCCTACAGTTTTGGGTTCTCTGAGGATAAGCGTTATTCGCAGGTTGAAATTGACCTAAAGGCTGACGCTGGTTCGCAGATAGAAACTACAGTCTTAACCGAAAATCCATACTTCGAAACACTCATTGACACATTCGGAGTGCCAGCGTCAACTTTCAGCGTAAGAGACTTGCCTATTCGCAAAGTTTGCTCATCCTGTCTAATCAAGATTGAATCTTACAACAACCCTTCGTCTGTTAGGTCTTTGTTTATCACAGGAATAAGAACAGGCACTAACATACGCTCTACTACATAAAATGCCAGTCCAACTATCAGCAGGAGAAGTCTTTGCAAACGGTCAACAAGTTGACGGAACAAGACTTAACAATCATATCAATGGTGCTATTGTATTAAAGGGAGCAATTACAGAACAGACTCCAATTGAGTCACCTATACTTGCTTCAGACGATAAGTTTCTTGTTATTGATACATCTGCTGATACATTGAGAAAAGTTAATGCATCAAGTCTCGTTCAAAGCAACTTGCCTGTGATTTCATCGTTAATTACATCAAGTAATTACTTAGCACAGCCAAATGAGGATGTTTCAATTCTTGCTAATGATGGAGTTGTTGTAACTGGTAAGGAGTTTACATCTATTAATGGAATCAACGTAACAATAACTTCAATAGCACACGGACTTGTTGCAAGTCAAGTAATTACAGTAACCGCATCCATTGCTGCGTATAGCGGAAAATACAAGATTACATCAGTAACAACAGACACGATTGTATATACACTTAGTGCTGCAGTTACTATTGGTTCTGGCACTTGTAATTACCAGAAGGTTGGAACGGTATTTACTAATGACCTTTTTGTCGTTGGTGATGAGTATGTTACTGGTAATGTTACTCAAACTGGTAATGTAACTCAAACTGGCACGGTTAATATAACTGGTGCTCTACAGGTCAACGGAACTGTTGGTTATGTGCTGACTAATATTGTTGAAGAAACAATGACTCCGTATACTGCTACTACTCCCGGAGTTTTTACTGCTGTCTGGACTTCAACCGCATTTGTTAAACCCTCTGAGGAAATCTGGGTGTTTGAAACTGTTTCTGCTCATAGTGGTATTACTGGATGGACTTACGATTTTGCTTTTAGATATGGAAGTCAAACAGCACAAAGTGGACAGTATCTTTCATATAATGCCCAATTTGATTCAGGCAACTCGAGCCTTAAAACCTTTAATGTAACTACGAATAGATGGGTTGTTCCTGCTGGAACTGCCATTGCCTCTGATACAGTTAATGTAGATGTATATGCTGGAAGTGGTAGTCAGATGACATTGTTTCAAACTACAATGCCAATTACAAATATTACTAGCACTCTTGGCGGAACGATTGCCTCTTCCAAGTTCCGCATCTACAAATACAAAACCGCTTAATTTATGGAATTAACATACAGCATGGGCATTGAAAATGCCAGACGGCAAAACGCTGCACCTAATTATGGTGAGTTTATGACTGCTGATGCACAGCAGTATTACAATGAAAACATGGGGGCAATTGCAGCCCAGAAAAAGATTATTCCTGCGTCTATCCAAGCAGAGGAAGCAATGCTTCCGCAACTGCAAGGGTATCAAGCAAGGAGTATGGGTTCGCAATCTCAAAACCTACTTGGTCAATACCAAGGAATGCAGGATTACTCGCTACAAGCCCAACATCAGTATCAAAATCAGTTGATGGGAATTTACGGACAAGGCGGACAAATGGCTACTAATTACGCCGTTCAAAGTCTTGGACCACAGGGTGCTCAGAATTACAATATGTTCCAGCAACAGGCTGGCGAAGGTCTTGCAATGGGTTCTGGACTTGGTTACCAAGACCAAATGTATGCCGAGCAGTCCGCAAGAGCAGCAATGTCAGCCAGAGGATTGACAGGCAATCAAGCCGTTGGTCAAGAGGTGCTTAACTCTTATCAACTTGGAAATCAAAGACTCCAACAGCGTCAAGCAATGGGTGCACAAGCATATCAAATGGCTGGTCAACAGCAATCTTTTGGTCATCAAGCCTATAATGCTCCAGCAATGCAAACGTCACAGGGTTTGTATGGGGTTGGAGAACTTTATGGTGCTACCCAGAACTCGTTCCAAAATATGGGTTCTCAATTCCTAACACCAGAGTCTCAATATCTTGCTAATATTAGAAGTAATAGAATTTCCCAAGAAAATGCAAATAAAGCGGCTAGCGCATCAAATACTGCTGGTATTGTTGGCGGTGTTGCTACTGTCGCTGCTGCCGCCTTCATTTAATGACAAAAGAGGAAAGAAGTCTTGATATAATTCAACGAGGACTTTCGTTGTCAAATAAGTCGGCGGTTGCTTGGTCTGGCGGAAAGGACTCTATGGTTCTTTTGCATTTGATGCTTAAGGCGGGCAGTAGATTCCCTGTAATCTTCTTTAGAGAACCTTGGCAGCCTTGGAAGTATAAATTCCAAGATAGGACTATACAAGAGTATGGGCTTGAGGCATATACTTGGCATCCTCAAAAGTCGTCCTTTCAACAAACTGGAGATGAGTTTGAAATTCAAAATGTCTATTCATTTGACACAACGATTGTTACTTGCCCAAGCGGTATAACAAAACCTGTTGTTGGAAAGCCTTGGGTATGTTCGTTGGATATGCTTAATAGACCTAAGCAAATGAATCTTATCTCTGGATGGGATATGGTATGGGTTGGTCACAAGGCTTGCGATAGCGACCCTATCTATGGTGGAGACGCTGGGACTAGAACTGAAGTTAGAGTTGTTCCGGGACAAGCCACTATGATGTTTCCCCTTCGTGATTGGACTCACGAAGATATTTGGAATTATACTGTAGCCAACAACATTCCGATTGACCTTGACAGATATGAACAAGTTAACGGAAAATGGGGCGAGAAAGTTGACAAACTCACCAATGTTGACTATGTTCACGCTTGCACCGCTTGTGTTGACAGAAGGGCTACGGCAAACAAGTTTGTTTACTGTCCTAAGTATAATGGAGTAGTGGAAAACTGCTCTGATAAACTTCCTTGGTTTGACCAAGCAATCCCTTCTTATATGAAGGACTAATTTACAAATACTATTTATGCGACCACAACAATCTAATGCTCCGGGAAACGCAAACCCGTTTACGCGATATTCTGGTGAACAAGTTCAACAAATACCTGCTGGTTATGTTGAGGGAATGAGTTCTTGGGGCAGAGTTGCTCAACAAACTGCATCTTCTATTGCTGGAATGATGGGCGACCAAGCCAAACTTGAATCTGCCGCAAGGCAGGGAACTATTGATACCAGAAAGGCTGATGCACTTGATAAAGCAAATGCACTAAAGCAACAAGGTCTTGATGCTGAAAGTGCATTTAAGGCTTACAGCCTTGCGGCTACTTCCGAAGATAACACATACACTAGAGCAAAAGATGCTACTTCTGCACTTGGTGGTTCTATTGGAATGTTGAAGGAAGAAATTGGCAACAAAGATACAACTGAAGAAAGAAGAAGAGAAGCAGCACTTGAGTTAAAGCAAGCCAAAATTGATTTTGCTGAATCTACAAAAAGAATGGTTAATTTGGCTAAACAACCTCCACTTACCTTTGATTCGTTCCAAGAAAGTCAACAAAAGATTAGAGAACAAAGACTAAGAGAGGCGATGCCAGGGGCTGCACTTCCAGCAAGACCTGCAACTCCTGCAACAGTTCCTACTAGTTACTATCAATCTCCAGCATTTCAATCGCCATTCTCAACTGGAATGGAAGACAATGCTACAAAAACAGTAGCATTTGGAGGTTCACCAAAAAAAGCCGAAGTGGTAGGGGGAAGGGTTTCTTCGGTAGTTACTCCTGATGGGACAAAGCATAGAGTAGGCGGTTGGGTATCAGAGGCAGACCTTCCAGCAATTAACCAAGTAGTTACTGCTATGGAAGCATCTAGTGCTGGCAATGCCTATGGGACTCCATCTGGTGCTGAAACGCCCGGTCCTACACCTGCTCCAGTTGAAGAAAAGGTTGCGTTAAACGGACCACTAAACAGTAAGTATTTCCATACAGAACCTCTTACTCCTATTAACGGGTCAAGTAATAGGGACAATAGACACGGAACGATATTCTTTGAAGAAACCGTGAGTCCAAGCACAGGTGAAAAGACCAGAACTCCTATTGTTAAATATAACTCCAATCAACTTGTTAATGCGGATGGAAGTCAAAACGCAGACGCACATATGGAGTTGAGAAGACTTACTTTAATTAATGAAGTCTTAAAGAGTGGCGAACATAAGAATACATCACCAGACCAAGCAGAAAGAGATGCTGCAGATGATGCCTTTGGAACAGCAGATAACGCACTTGATATGCCAGCAATTAGACAGGCATATGCATTTGTTGATAGAAACCTTCAAAATAAGTCAAATGGAGGAATTGAAGCCGATATGTGGGGTTCTAGATTTGAATTAAAATATGGTCAACGTCCGTCTGCATTTATTGCTCAAGGTGATGCAATTGTTGAAGAATACATTACTCCGTCTGCCGAAGTTGCACTTAGAGCAACCGCGAATGGAAGAATGGCTAGAGCACTAGAAAATACGTCAAGTGCACCAGAAAGACCTGCAGGACTTGATGAATCAATTGCGGCAAATGATACAGCACTTAAATATTGGAAAGGTGAAATTGCTAGACTTGACAAACTTCTTGGTGACCCAAACACCGTTAATCACAAACCTACACTTGATGCGTTAAAAAATAAGCGAGCAGGTGCTGTAACCCAACTTGAGGCTGAAAACAAAATTACTCAATCAATTCAAACACAGGTTTCTAATTTAGATGTTAAAAACAGACAATTTATAGCAAACCAGAAACTTGCGGCTGACGAATTGGCATTAGATGAGTCAGTAGGAAGACTTGACAAGATGGGAAGAGAAAAGACCGACGACATTGAAAAACTTGTCTCAAGATGGATTGGCATTCGTCCTCAGGACTTAAAAAGAACTAATGGGTTTGTTGCTCAAGGACTTAAAGATTTGCCCAAGATTTTACAAGAGATTCCTATTATGATTAATGGGAAGAAAACTGGCAAGTATTACTCTGACAGACTTGACAGCGGTGAATTACTGGAAGCATTAAGAAAGAATGGGGATTATAAAACAATTGCAAAACTTACAAGAAATATGCCTACACCAGAGCAACTGACAAATAACCAAGGAACTGGCATTTATGATAAGCAGAAGAAATGGGATGAATCACTTTACCCTATGAATAGACTTTATGAGTTGAATCAAGAACTTATTAAAGAACAAAACAGCAAAGGTGGCAGTTGGGCATCCGTAGCATTAATGAAAGTAAGAATGCCTAATGGGGATTTAGCAACTGCTGGAACATTGCAAAAGGTTTTAGTTGGTGCTATTCGTGAATCTGTTGTTGGACCTGGAAATCCTTCTAACTACGAGCAAGAAGTCCTTGCTTCAATCATTCCAGACCCTTCTCAAATTGCGACAATTCCATCAAGACAGAAAGCGAGACTTCAAGCGTTGGCTACAATCTCAATGCTTCACCATTACAATAGCATGATTTCAAATGGTATGTCTCCTACGGAAGAGACATTAAAGATGTATAGTAAACAAATAGGTAAAGTTCTTGGATATGAAGTTACCCCAGAAACCTTTAAGGGGTTATACGATGACTGGGATAGACAAAAGACCATGTATCGCAATAGCGAGACTGTTAAAAGTCCTAACGAAAACATCCCTAAGGAGTATGCCCAAAGACTTATTGACAGTCTGGAAGCAAGAACAAAGGAATCTAAGTAATTTACTTGCTATTTATTGACTCCTATAGACTATAATCCGATATGGCTGAGACACCTGCTTCTGGTTTACCTAAGAAAACATCCCCGCTTGACCCTTTGACTGCAGGAGTAGCCACAAGACCAGTTCAGGCTATTGCAAATGAGATTGAGACAAAGGCAATACAAAGGGGGGAACAACCCCCATTTATACCAGTAAAGAAGGGTGAATCGTCCTTTGTGCCTCCTATTGAACTTCAAGACGGAAGCCCAGAATCCGAGCAAGCGTATCAAAACATCATTACTCAGAAAAATCCTCTTGGTTACCAGATTAACAGAAAGGTTATTTTTGCACTTGAATCACAAAAGTCATACCTTGAAGACTTAAAGAAGTGGGATAAGGAAGCAACGATGAATGCTAATGTCCTTCCCGGTGGTGGAAGTGTTCCACTTAGAGAAATTCCCACATTACATCCAAAGGCACAATTCCTTGTTAATTTTGGGAAAACACCAAAAGATATATTAATTGGAATAGCCAGAGCACAGGCTAAAGCACAGCATTTTGCTGGCAAATATCAAGACGACCCTCGTTTTCAAAGATTACTTCAGAGCGACGATACGCTACTTAAAACACCAATAGCATTGGCTGATGCTATGTCTAAGAGTGGTGGTATGTTTGAAACAAAAGAAGAAGAAGAGTTCTTCAGAGCGTCTGCTGAAAACCCTAACTCAATAGAATACGACACAAGCCCATTTAGACTTCTTCAAAGAATGAATCTAGAAGAAATTGGCAAAAGTGGAACTTTCCATCCATCTCAACTTGAAGTTGAAATGAGAAAGACTGGCTTTTTGTTAAATCCTAAAAACCCTAGAGATGTAAAGATGTGGAGGGCGTTCCGTAAATGGAACGACGAACACCCAGACCAAAAGGGAATAATGGAAACCTTTGGAGAAAATTCAATAGGGGCAATTAAAATGCTTACTGACGCTGTGGTTAATACTGGTTACACATCAGTAAAATCCGTTGGTGACCCTCAAATTGGTTGGAATCCAGACTTTAAGGACGAGAAGTCAAAGGCTGCATATCAAACCCTTCTCCTTACTTTAATTTCGGCAAAGCAAAACGGTGAGGTTTTAAAGGGCTTTTCGGAAGATGCAGCACTTGATATGGTTGATAAACAATTTGCTGCATCTGGCAAAATAGACTGGGATTTTTTTGATTCAAAAGCAAGAGACCAGTTGCCACAAATGGCAATTGAACTGGCACATATGCATAAGGATTTAGATTCTAGAGGTGCTTTTACTGCCAAGAAGCAAGGAATTACTCAACTAATGACTTTGTTTTCTGCTGCAGTTACCGGAACTATCGGTATGGCAGGAATGGGAATTGATACAGGTCCAGATAGATGGTGGAGTCAAAGTTTGGCTGGTATTTCAACTATGACAAGCGGACTTGCTGCGTCTGTTGGAGATGTAACTGGAAACCCAAGCCCAGACCTTACTCGTGCAGAAAGAGTTGAACAAGAAGAAATGAAGCGATTTAATACAGGAGTTACATACAGTCGTTGGCATCATCATTTGTCTACTAATGGTATATTCCCGTCAATGACGGACACTAGATACCATCGAGATGCTTCAATGTTTCTTACGGCAATTGAAGGTGCTGCTTTACTTAAGGGCGGTTGGGCTGCTGGTAGGGGTGCTTTGAGATATGCTGGAATTAAGACTGGCGGTCAAGGTTATTTAAGTTTCATGGAAAGCACCGGCTTACAGGCTACAAAAGAAGCAATGACTGTTGAGTTGAGAAGACTAGCAGCCCACGGAGTTGATTTTACTTCAGCGACTGAAAGTCTTGAAATTAGAAGAGTTCTTCAGGAAATCAAGGAGGCTGCAAAACTTGAAAATGGTGGCAAAGGTATTGATGACTATGAAGCCATTGAAAGAGCATTTAACGGAACTGGAAAGATTAAGAATCCAAAGAATCCCAATGAACTAATTGAAGTTCCAAGAGAAACGTTAAATCAATTAAGTCAAAATATATCAAACAAGGCTGCTGGAGTTCAAACTGTAAGAGATGCTATTGCAAGGGCGGCTTGGGTTGGTAAGAACATCAAGTATTCTCCACAGGCTCAAATAACAATTCAAAAGGCTAGAAAGATTCTTGCTGATGCATATCCAGACATAAATGTTGATGGATTGGAAGATTCTGTAATTTACGACAGAATGAGAAGAAGTAGTTTTCCAAAAGGAAAGGGAGATGGAGTAATTAACGCAAACGAACTTCGTGCTATTGAGAAGGAAGTTGGTGCGACTTGGAAGGCTATTGACCCAGATGGAATTGCTGGAATGAAGAGAGGCGGACTTGGCCCTCTTCAAATTGATTATATTAATCAAAATCATTTATTTAGAGGGATTACAGGGCTATTAAAGAGTGGAAATTATTTTGCGGAACGACTTGAGGACTGGAACAGAGTTCACGGACTTCCCGTTTCTCCACTTATATCATCGGCAAAACTTTCTGCTCCTGCTGGAACTTCAGTAGCAACTCTCCAAGAAGGAGGAATGCAAGCCGCCCAAAGATATACGTGGGCATCAATGATTGTTCCGTTTCTGAGAATGGCTGGTGCTACTGGAGAACTTGGTGACTTTATAATGGAATTCAAAGCGTTAAACAAGGTTACGATGGGCGGTGAATACAACTCTACGCTCTTGGCAATGCGTAATAAATTCAACAGGGAAAAAAGAGCCTTATTGATTGAAAAGGCATCAATTAGTCCATCTGACTGGCCTACAATTAAAGCAGAACTAGAAGCACTTGGAGAGACAACCGTAAAGGAAGTTCCACAAACTACTGCTTCATCAGTTAATGTTGAAAGGGAATTAGCAAGAATTGAGAAGGAATATGAACATCTAAATCAAAAGGATTGGTGGGCACACAATCTAAGTTCTTGGTCAAGAAATGGTCTTATTGCTGGTGCTACAAAGTTATTCCGTGATGGTTCTGTTGGTGCAGCAACTAATGAGGCTTTTTTTGGAATGTTTTCTGGTATGCAAGGAATTGGTAGTGGAACTGGATTTGCTGCATTTGGAACTGGCGTAAACTCAATCAGTAGTGGTTGGGTTACTCACTTCACAAAGAACAAGAAACAGCAGGAAAGAATGACTTATGACTTAGATGAAATAAGAGCAAGAATGTCTGACAATGTAGGAGTTGAAGGAGATGTTCAGAATATGTATATCTTAAAGACTCTTGCTACCTCAAGAGATAATGCTGAAGGAATTAGAAAGCAAAAAGGCGACGAGGCTGCAGACACATATTTAGCCAGAGAGATATTCACAATAGCAAACCTATTTAGAATAGGAGCAACGATTGAATTGACTGATGCTGGCGTAAGACACGGATTAGTTTCATTGATGGAGTCTTTGAATATGGCAGACCCAGAACACGCAGATAAATTGCGTGACCATTATATGTCCGTTGCCACAAGACAGGGGCTTACCGGTGAGACTGCTACTCAGTATGCTAATCAAATGATTGAGCAAACAGTTAGGAATAACGCTGCTGGTGTTAGAAGAGGTTCAATTGGTAAGGAGAGAGGTTTGCTTGAAGCAAGAAGACAAAGACTAAAAGAAACAACTGGCAAAGAAGTAGACGAACTTGCACTTGCGGCTGAACAACTTGCAAAGGAAGCAGGTTTGTCCCCAGATGCATTGTTTAGTGCAAATGAAATTCCTACCCCATTTGTTCCAGAGCCTTATCCTAACCCCACTCCAATTTCTCCGAACGCAACACCAGTTGAAAGACGAAAGATTGAGCAAGAGAACCTTGCTAGACGTGAGGAAGTTGACATTAGAAATAAAGCAGCAGAAGTAACGCATAGAGAAAATATTGACACAAACAGAACAATTGGTGGAGTTCCGACTGCTGGTCTTCCTGCAAATATTGTTGATAAAATTAATACTTTCAGAGAAGAATTCAAACGAATCAAAAACACTCAATGGAAGAATAACCTTGAGGTTCTTGACATTACGAAACAGTTAGAAAATCTAGACATTGAAGCAAAGTCTATTGAACAAAGCAATCCAATTGCAGAATATAGAGATGGTGCAATTACTATGGGTCCAGATGGTGCATTCCTTACTTCTTTTAAGAACGGTATAACTGTTTGGGAGCAAAATGGAAAAGTAAGAATTTATTTAGACAAGGATAAGTTTTCTACTGCCGATGCTAGAGAAGAAATTTCACACGCATTGTTCTATACAGAGAATATGAGAGACTCTAGACCATATCTCCGAAATATAATTTTTGGTCAATATAAGGTTAATGAAAGCGGTCAAAGAGTATTAGTTAAAGGTCCGCTTATTGGTAAAACCGTTGAAGACTCAGTTAAGATGTTGGATATGTTTATAGATGCACACGCAACTACTATGAGCGACCAAGAGGGTGCTTCCTTTAAGGCTAGATGGGAACAGGGAAAGAAGAACCTAGCAAAGAACCCAGATGACACCAGACTTTTACAGGCTGGCTTTATTGAGTTTGCTGGAAGACTGTATCAAGCAAGAATGGAACTTGCTAATCCTCAGTTTGGAAGGATTGGACAACAGGGAAGCAGTTCCTCTGGTTCTCTTGAATATGGTAACCTTCCAATCCCTCAACAGCCTAACAACGCACAGGCTGGAAGGCTTTCTTGGTTCTTAGGTCCAAATGCAAGCATTTCTGGTAAACTTGAACCAAAGGCAAGATTGTTAATGAAACTTACTGTTGGGGACTTGACTATTAATGATATAATAAATGACGGGAATCCCATTAACGGCACAGATGTTGATTTTAGCGGAAAAGGACCAGATGAATTAAAAGATAACGTAAAGGCTACATTGGCAGAAAATGTGAGAATGGCTGCAAACTTCTTGAAGATTTTCAAGGTAAATGGTGCTTGGGATGGAATGTTGTGGGAATATTCAAAGGGTAAGTTGCAAGACCTTGGATTTGTTATTGACGACGCTCGTTCGACTCCAGATTTGACATTCTACAAGACTGGACAAATCAGAAACCCAATGACCGGCGAATTGAATCCAATTGACCCAGTAGCAATGAGATGGGCAGAGCAGATGATTATTTCAAGCAGAAACAGAGGCGGTAAAATTGACACATACGATATCTTCAGCACAGAAAGCGTTTTCTCAAGAGAGAACGACCCATCTCCAGAAGCAAAGAATCAGAGATGGCAATGGGCGTTAGCATCTGGTCGTGCTCACTTCATTAACCCAGATACATTGATGTTCAAGAAATCACTTGATAAGTTAATGCACGACGAATGGCAACCACTACGCACCCTTGCGGAGAGAGTCATTAAGCCTAGAATGGGTGAAGGAGAAGATTGGTCTGGACTTACTGTCAAAAAGACTGTTGATGGAAGAACCGTTCTTATTGGTGCTCCTAATTTAGCACAAACTAAAAGAATCCTTGAACACATAAAGACTGAATATGCCAATGTTGGTTCAGAAGGTAATCAAGCGGTAATGGAAAACCTTGGAATCTTTATGGAGGCAATTGCTAACGGTAATATGTTTGACCCTGGTGCTCCAAAAGAAAACCGCGGTTGGACACAATTATTTATGGGAGAATACGAAGGTGCTACCCAAGGAGTAGGTGAGGGAACTGCAGCAAGAACAAAAAGAACAAATGTTCAACAACGATTGCTAGCCCCAATGAGATTGGTCATTAGACCTTCTGGTTTGGACATTGGAGGTAAAAAGTATGAAGATGGTTCAGTATCAGACCATATTTACATTGAGGCACTTGATATGGTGGCTCTCGGTAAGTCAGTTCGCAATGGTTGGAATAACCTTATATTTGGTGAAAATGGTATTCCTTATTGGGGAACTGCGGCTAAAAACTATACTGATGGAAAACAACAATTGCAGGATTTATTCCACGGAAGACTAGAGAATTTAAACGAAGGCATTAGTCTTGTATTAACTAACTATCAAAACGGTGGTAATATTCAAAGAGCAACTGGTCCTACTGCTCAAAGACCTCCAAATGAATCTTGGGAGGTTTTACTCCCTCTTGCTAGAGGAAATCCCGGAACGGCAAAATTGATGGCTTCAGCCATTAACAGAATTCTTGGGTTTACTAGAACTGAATTTGTTGAACTTAATGGATATGAGCATATGGAAGTAAAGGCAATGAGTGCTGCCCAGAAAGCAAGAAGAGAGGAATTAAGAGATAAGTTTGACCCAGAAAACGAAGACGACAGAGGCTTTAGCCCACTTGAAGGCATCTCTGCGGCTGAAAAGAAACTTGCTAGACTATATGGTGAGCATCCAAACTCCCTTGGCGGTGAAAGAATGAGAGATACGCAAAATCCTTTTTCTCTGTTCAGAATTGACAGATTCCAAGGGACGGTAACTCCTCACGAAACCAACAATGGTCCTTCAAAGGTGCAATTTAATCAATTCACACAAGGGTGGGGTGCGGCTAACTATTCTTCTAAGAATTGGGTTCAAATGACCCCAGAAGATGTTGCGTCCAACAAAAAGATGTTTAATATGCAAGGACAAGACCTTACTGAAGGCTACCTGCATAAGTCTGGATATAGCATTTTCAGACAAGAAAGAACTACTAAGGGAGGGAAACGACCAGATGGAACTACAGCCCCAGATACTGTTAGAATGGAATATTTGGTGTTTGACCCAACACGCGGATTAGCAGGTAGAGGCTTTAATGATAAGGAAAAGGCGTTTGACTTTGCCTCTGAACACTCAACCACACTTACTCTTCCGCCAGAAAGAGCAAACACTCTTGAACTTGCGTTAAGAGACGAAGGTTGGCTTCCTAAGGGTATAAACTTTATAGGGACAATTAGAGATACCTTTGTTTCTAAGGATGGCAAGTGGCAAGCAGAGCGTAAGGTCTATAAAGGACAGAATGGATATCAACTGGTTGATTTGGCTAGCGGTCTTACTATCTTCCAAGGCATAAAGGTTGGTTTCCTTTCCGATGGACTAACTCCAAATGTCAAAGACCTAAATGCGGCAATTAAGGCTGCACAGGAAGGTAATATGGTAGAAATCGCTGTTGCTGATAAGTTTGAAGCAGATGTAAAGGGATTCAAGCATCCAATTACTGGTCAAAAAGGACTTGCTGATTATTTTATTGTTCACGGAGATACTGGTGCTCCAGACAAACAGTTAATTGCAAAGAGAAATCCTATTTACTACGAGATGAGAAAGCGTTTTGCCGAAACAATGGGATGGAATGCGGTTAACACTATTACTGCTTTAATGCGTAAGGAACTTGGAGATAACGTAGTTAACAATGACCACAAGGCGGTTAGCGACTGGGTTGAAAAGTGGACTAATGAATGGTCTGCTGAGAAGTTAAAGGAAATGACCAAGACAGCATCAGATGAGGCTAAGTTTGAATTAGAACAAACACTCTTAGATAAACAAGCAGTTGATATGTTGAATCTTGGTCAACAATGGTCTTGGCACAGACCTAAGAAACCAGCAGGACTCAAGCAAAGTGCTACACAAGAACAAAGAGATGCCTTTGACCAAGCCCAAAAAGACTACTTACAAGAATCAATTGAATGGGATAAGCAACAGAGAGCCATTAGAGAAAGACCAATTAATGAAGAAGAAATTAGTTCTCTTATTGCTTACGCTAAGTCAATGAAGGGTAGACAGTCTGAATTTGAAGGTCTTGTTGGCGTTCTTACAGGTCTTTCTGACCAAGCAAACAAAATTGCGGAAGGCAAGGAAGTTGCTGGTAAGTTGGCTCAAGTTAGAAACAGTATGAGAGAAGCCGAGGTATCCGCAGAGGCTACTTTCTATGTAAATAGAATGGGTTTCATAATTCACCAATTAATGCCAAAAGCACCTAAATCTTTAATGGGCATAGATGTTGTTATGCCTACTATTATTTCTCAGCAAAAAGGCTCTATAGACATTCTTGGAAAGAGAGTGCTTGGGAAGGGTGACCCAACTGATATTCGTAAGTCTAACTTTGTTATCTTCGCAAGTGGTGGCAATATAATTGCCAGAGTAAAGACCCTTGAGGAAGCCCACAAAGAAGTTGAAAAGGCTTCTGGACAGGCAATCTGGATGAAGAGATTTGTTGCTGAAGGTTCTGGGTTGGATTCTGGACCAATACCAGAGTCTATGAGGGAGCGTCCTGCTCCAGAAGGTGGAG